CCGTCAGCAGCGTCGGCCATGATCGGCACTGAGTCCTGAAACGCATCGGCCAGTTCGCCGGCGAGCAGGACCTTGAGCCGCAGACCCGACGCCTCAGCGCCGAGCGCTGCCTTGTCCCACTCCTTCAGGGCCTGGATTGTCGCCGCCGGTAGCGGCTCGGTGCCAGCGATCTCGTCGAGTCGCTCGATGGCCTCGTCGGCGGAATTGATGAAAGCGACGATCGCTGCTGCACCAGCGCCGACCGCCAACGTGATGCCCACCATTCCCAGACCGACCGCGCCGAGCGCCGCGGGGATGGGTCCGACCACCTTGCTCAGTGCGTCGAACGACCGGACGAGCTTCTCGACGCCACCCGCACCCGCCCCGAATGTCCCGCCGATACCCTCGGCTGCCTGCTTCGCAGATTCGCCCGCATCCTTCCAAGCGTTGCCGGCCTGCTTGGCGCTCTTCGTCGCCTGCTTGGCGGCGGAGATCTGTGCCGCTGCGAGTCGTTGGGCCATCCGAGACGCGGCGGATCTCGCCTCCTTGTCGGTGATGTCCGGCAGCTTGCTGAGGATCCGCTTGTATTCGTCCAACTCGGCCGAGATGCGGAATACGGCGTCTTGTTCTGCCATCAGTCTATCTCCGACAATAGCCGCAAGATCTCGCCAGGGAGCAGGATCACAGCAGTGTGGAACGGGACCACAACCAACTCATGGAGCGTCCGCCCGTGGTTGATGTATGGCGCATACCCGGAGTCATTGACGATCTCGCCTGAGATCTTCGTCGCGCCCTCGTCGATGCGGACATGGAATGAGGACGCCGACCGCCCAGTCGATCCGACAGGCCACGCCGCCGCCGCATTGTCGGCGATGTCGGTGAGCGTCTCCTCGACCAGATCCTTAGTGAGTTGGATACCCTCGACCGTGAGCTTGTCGATGAAGTCGTCGAAGCCCACGCCCATGCGGATCATGCCACCGCGGCGGCTGTTACGTCCCATCAGCCCCTCCAGACGGTCGGCGCTTGCATCTCGTCGTCAGACCACGGACCAGCGCGGAGAGCCAGCCGACGGATCTGCTCATCGCGAGGCAGCCGATATAGCGCGAGAGTGTCGCCCAACTCGACACCGATCTCGCAATACGTCCGATGCAGCGACGCGAGCTCTACGGCGCGGGCTCGTCCGTGCTTGGGTCGACTGTCTGGGCCCCGTCGGAAAAGTCGAGGGGGCGGGCCGTAAAATCCTCGCGCTCTTCGTCGACCTCTTCTTGAGACGGGATCGAGTCGAAGATCTGCTGCCGCAGCGCGTTGCCGACGTTGTAGATCTCCTCGACGCTCACGCCCTGGTGCATGAGATGGTCGGTCACTGCCTCGCCAAACTCGACGAGATCGCGCTTGTAGACCTTCCGCCAGTGCGGGACTCGGGACTCGATGCCGTGATAGCACATCGCAATCGCGGCAGCGTTGATGCAGACCACGTCGTGCCCGTCTCCGTCCAGATAGGCGGATACCATAGCCATCGCCCGAGGAAGCAGCGGGAGCCGCCCCACGAAGCGCTGACCGTCGAGCGTGAACTCGACGCCGCGCCCGTCTCCGCCCGCTGGGAGGATAGCAGCGCCGACCCCGTTCGAGGTCGAGCCGAAAGTCTCGTGAGGCAGCGAGCCGCCTCCGAAGCTCACGCCCGCCATCAGGACCACACCGGCGCTTGGAAGCACCGCCCGGAGAAGTCGAGAGTGTTCGTCTCGGTCCCCTCACTGAATGAGATCTCGCCGGTCACCTCGGGACAGCGGATCTGCCCAGTTGTGACGCCGTCCGAGAAGTCCATGTCGAGGATCCAGGAGCCCTTGATCACCGAGTCGACCGAGGTCGCGGCGAGGAACAGACCCTTTTTCAGAAATGCGTCCATGACGCGCTTGGCCACCGCAGAGGTCAGCGTTTCGCGTGGCATCTCGAGCGAGAATGAGATGTCCTGAACCAGGTCAGACCCCTCGGCGTGCCCGTCGTGCTTCGTGCGGTTTCGCACTTGGACGTCTTCGAAGTTGTCCGCGTTCATGCCTCCGATCGAGCAGTTGCCTTCGGTCGGCTCCAAGAGCATGAACTCGCCCGACGAATAGCGCAGGGTGAGGGCTCCGACTCGTGATGTCCATCTGGATCTATTCGCCATTGTGCACCTCTATGCGTTGACGCCGACGACTTCGATGCGGATGATTGCCGCATTGACGCCGTCGAGGTTGGTCAGGAGGAGTTCCTTGTGGGTCGCGTCGACGGCATAGGAGCCGTCAACGCCACATGTAAACCCGTGGGTGGAGCTGGGCGTGATGTTGACGATGTCGCCGACGCCATCGAGCCAGGCGTCCCATCCATTGGTCGCGTCGACCTCCATCGTCACGTTCCCGACGTTGGTCGAGTCGCCCTGCGCTCGGAAGTGCCGGACCTCGACAAGGCTCAGCGCCGCTCCATCGAGGCCCAGATCTGCCTGAAGGTCGATCAACTGCGTCGCGCTGGCGGCCAGGGTGTATTCATACGTCCCCGCCTTGTTCCATTGGTTCGTCCCGGTCCCCGTGCTCCACGACTCCGAGACCACGGTCCCGTCACCCATGGATGCGCCGCCGCCGATAGGCGAGGCGTTCGCCAGAAGGAAGTTCGAAACCTGGTCCACTGTGCCTTTTGTGATGCTCACGTCGAGCCTCCTGTGAGTGATTCAATCCGTTTCATTCGATAACTCGACCTGATAACAATAGCCTTCGCCGAGCCATACGCCGCGCTCCCAGCCGTGCCCGTGTTGAGAGCCAGCCGCCTCACTGTACCCACCCATCGCAGATCGAGACCGAGGGGCTCGAGGACGTCAGGCGAGAGGATGGCACCGCGGATCTGTGAGTCGAGTACAAACGCGCTGTTACGCACCACTCGCTGATCTTCGGTGTTGTCGGTGGCGGGCAGGAACACAGTAACGTCGACCTCGACTGTGTCCTCGGCATTCGCGTAGCCGGCGTCTCGTGAGCCGCCGGCGTTCTTCGTCGCTGGCGTGATGACGACGATCTCCTTGTCGATAATGAAGTCCGCCTGGTTCAGCGGTCGACCTGGAATCATCCCGACGCCGAGCGTCACCTCAGTCGTGAGGTCGACACCGACACCGAGCCCGAGCGCTGGCGACGGCGCAGGGATCCCGCGAACAGCGTCGCCGACGATGAGCCCCTCGATGATGGCGATGATCTCGCCGAGGTCTGTGATCTCAGGCGCGCCCATCAGCAGTCATCCGATGTTCGGGGATACGAACCTGGCTGGTCGTCCATCCCCATTTCGAAGGCAGGCTGTACCCAATCCGAATCGCTCTCGAGCGTCTCCTTGTCGGCGATGGAGATGCCGCCCGCGTCCATACTCGCGGTGACTCCGATCGATGTGAGCGACAGCTCAAGGGCGACAGCGAGGTCGAGGTAATACTGAGCGGTCTTGGTCGGGTCGACGCTCGACGACCCATTGGCCACACGAGGCTGACGCATGATCGACGCCGCAATCGAGCGCGCCGCGAGGACTGCGGCAGCCAAGATCCCATTGTCGGAGGCGCCGAGGAACCAATTGACCTCAGCATCCGTGAGGAGTTGCGCAGTCGTGACCGTGTCGCCGACTGCGAGATAGACAGCATCGCGGCGCTGGGCTGCGGTTGTGACGCCTGGGTTTCCGCCGTAGGACATCTCAGACCTCTAGACCGACGCACTCCGCGAGCAGAGCGATCGTCCGCCTCTTCGTCGGCGGCCGGCGGCTCGGCAGGTGGTACGCCGCCGGGGCTGCCAGGGCGATGTTCCACAGGTCGCCAGCACTGTGAGCCTTCGAACTCTTGAGCACCTCGATGAGAGCCGCACGGAGTCCGCCGTCAGAAAGAAGGGGAACCACAGCGGACCCCGGCGGCTCATCGGGAGATAGCACGTCTGGCACAATGACCACGATCCGCTGGTCGAGGTACGACCGGATCCGCTTCCAGCCGGCAGCCTCAGGCAATGGTGTCCCCGGCTCGACGATGCCGCGCCCAGGGATATCCAGCCGTTTGCCAGCGACGTACATTATGCGATCACGTTGTCCATGAATAGGCCAAGCTCGGGGGCCACGATTTTGTGATCCCACTCGCCCTGAGCCTCAATCCGGGTGGCTTCGTTCTTCTCGAGTTCGAAGCGGTTGACACTCACGCCGGTTCCGCCGTTGGGGACGGTGCGACCCTTGCGACTGAACGTGTACCCCGCAGACGGGATCTCTCGGCTCGGCGACGGCGCCGCGTAGGCGAGGAGGATGCCCCTGGGATTGACGATGAACGCAGTCGTGGCGGTCGCTGCCTGCTCCTCGCTGGTGCTGTGGACCATGTCGGCAACGAACACGCGGTCGAGTTCCATGATCTCGGCGACGAGCTGCATGGTGATGACGCCGGGACTCGGAGAGCCGGTCGCCTTGACGCGGTCGATCATGTCGGGATGGTCGAGCAGTGTGTCCCAGACGTCGGCGCCAAACGTCGCCGTGTTGACCTTGTAGCCGGTGCGCTTCTGGACCAGGCGCTTGAACGCCCGAATGTTGACGATCGGGTCACTGGTGGTCTTCTGCCACTGGACGAAGTCAGCGTCTGCCGCCCCCTCTTTGTCAGTGCCCCAGACGCCCGCAACGAAGTTCTTGGCCGCCCACTCGAACTCGGCCTGACGGGTCACGTTGGCCATGAGGTACTGAGTCATGTTGGCCTCGTACATCACAGACTCGTCAGCCTCCTCCTCGGTGTCCCACGGCATATCGTGATGCAACGCAAACTTGTGAGTTTGGTAGGTGGTGTTCGTGATGCGCACACCAGAGCCGGCGGACTCACTGCCCGGCGCACGGATCTTGGCCTCGCGCCGCAGGATGTCGTCAAGGTCCCAGATGTGGTACGCGTCGATGGACTTCGAGACCGGCACGACCGGGAACACCTGTGAGGCGACTCCCGGATTGTCCATGCGCCAGGCCACTGCGACGTTGGTCAGGGCGGCGGAAACATGGACGGCGGAGCGGGTTGGATTTCCCATTTTTCAATACCCTCAGGAGAAGTTGGGCACCCAGAGGCGCCAGAGGTTTACTACGAGAGCGAGACGTTATCGTTCGCGGCAATCGTCCAGGCCAGAGCCCCGGCGACTGTGATCGCCTGGAGAGTGATCGACTCCGACACAGCGCCGAAGGTCATGATGGTGTTGTTCGCGACGTTGATCGCGCTGGCTACCGTGACGACTCGGTCGCCGACCGCGTAGGTATCGACGAACAGCGTGAGGCGCTGACCGACGAACGTCGGGATGGCGAGCGTGTTGGTCTCCGCCGCCGCAGTCGTGATCGCGATGGACCCCGACGCAGTGACTGGGATTGCCACGCCAGTGCCGGGATCGGCGATGACATTCTCGTCGGAGCCATGCCCGTTGTCCTGTCCCGCGATGCGCCACTCGACGTCGGCGCCGTCCTCGACACCAACGAGCAGCAGATACTCGCCGACATCGTCGAACGTGTAGGTCAGGGTGCCGAGTTGGTCGATCGGCGAGGCGAACGTGATGACGCAGTCGCCGCCGTCGGTTTTGAAATACAGCAACCGAAGCTGACCAGCATAGGAGGCGTCGGCCATGGTGCGCGTCTCCGCGCCCACTGTGACGATCGGGGTCTGCCCGTTGCCAGCAACCGAGAGCGCGGCGCCACTCGCGACGTCGGCGAGCACTCGAGACAGCGCGCCGTTGCCAGCGTCGGAGCGGTCGACCTGGAGCATCGAGAAGATGACCCCGGCGGCGCCCGCTGCGGTGAGTGCGACACCGACGATCGAGTCGCCGGCGACAGCCGTAACAGCCCGCCCGGTCGCGTCGCTCGCGATGTTGTCGCCGATGGAGACGGCAGCACCGGCGTGAGCCTTGGTGATGCCTCCTCGCCACAGCTCGGCAGCGTCGCCAATGGCGGCGGGGGTGTTCTGCATCACGCCCTCGACGTCACCACCGGCAGAAGCCAAGGCAGCGTCGCCGGATGCGTCGAACGTCATCAGCTTGTACTGGTTCGAGGCGCCGGCTGCGGCGACGGGAACAGTGAACGCGAAATTGAGGATGGAGGTGGCCATGATCAGTTGTCCTCATTCATCGCGCGAACAAGCGCGGGGTTGTCGGCCTGCGCCATGGCGCGGGCCTTGAAGATGTTGGACGCCGCGCCCTCGGAGACCAGCCGCTTGGCGATGACCTCGATCTGGTCTGCGGGGTCGCTGCTGTCGCCGCCGGTCGCCTTCTTGCCGATCTCCGTGAAGATGGCGGAAGCCTTGGCGATGCGCTGGCTCTGCTCGAGGACCTTCGTCAGGACCTGATAGTCAGCATCGGTCATCGACTCGCTGGCTCGCTTGAGCACGGGCCCGAGAGTCTTCGGCTCACAGATGTTGGTGTAGTCAGCCGCCTTCTGCACGAATTCAGCGGTGAGTCGGATGTCCCGCTCAGCCGTGAAGCTCTTCCGGAGTTCGGCGATCTCGGTGTCTCGCTTGGCGAGTTCCACCTTGGCGACATCGGACATCTCAATCACGGTCTCGTCGGCCAATGCGGCCTCCTCATCGGCTTGTTCGATGGCTTCGGGTTTCGGGTAGATGCCGCCGGCTTCGGCGATCTGGGCGAGCAAGCTCGTGACGATCTCCGTCTGAGCCTCGTCCGCTTCTCCGGTCGCGGCGGCTGCGAGTGCCGCCAGTTGGTCGGCGTCAAATTCCATTTTGGCCACTTCTCCGTCAGCCATTGCGGCCTCCGCTTTGCGAGTGATTTCGTTGATCTTCTCGACCGACTCGTCGGACATCCCGACGGCAGCGGCGAGGGCTATGATGTCGGCCTTCTGACCGTCGCGCTTGGTCACGAGGATCGGCCTGGCGTTCGCTGGTCGGTCGACGAGCGATACCTCGATGGGCTGGATCTCCGTGAGCGCAGTGGTCATTCTTTCCCTTCCGGTGACATTGTATAGGCCAATGTCACTGGAGGGTCAAACTGTCACTGACAATTCAGGTTTGGCACCCTATTGTCAGACCTCGGTGCGGTATCCGGCTCCACGAATGGAGAGCCCGTCGTATTCTCCGCTTAGAACGCCGGCCCACAGCGCGTCGTCGACCACGTAGATTGTCATCAGCCAGGTGCCCGCTTTGGCACTCTCGCCGTTGCCAAAGTCAAGGTCGACTCTGGCGATCCAACTTTCGGCGAGTTCGAGGGGAGCTGGGTCGTCGCCGTGCATGAATCCGAGGAATGTCTCGCCCTGGCCGAAGTGGCGCAGGAACAGATAGGCCGCGGTCTCGATCTCGGCAGCGGTGACGACATCGTCCTGGGTGTCGCTCGACTCGTCGGCGGTCTCGGGGTCGCCGTCCCAGGGCTCCAGGACGATAGCAGTGAACAGCCGGCGAGGGGCGTCGACCTTGCAGATCTTGGACGTCGCGGTGATGTCGACTGCGCGCTTGACCACATCCCCGAGCTTCGGGGCAGCGAGAACTACACCGCCGCGTCGAATCGTCACGGCCGACGCTCGACCGAAAGAGTCGGCCACGGTGATGCCGAAGACCTCGGGCACAGCAACCCCTGACGGCGCATACCCGAGCGTGATGTGAGCCTTGTACTCGGGGAACTGCTGAGCTGTCACCCACGGCGCGAGCGCAGTCAGGAGTCGGACGTGCAGAGGTAGCAGATCTACGGGGTCGAGGTGGACCACGATAGCGGTGCGCCCATCGGAGCCCGGCGGGAAGCTGCCGACGTCGCTGCTTTCGGGGAAGTCGAAGGGGTCCAGGGCGCCTGTCGCAATGGTCGCAGCCTCGACGAGCGCGCTGGTGGCATCGGCTGGGACGTTGCCAACAAATAGGAGGGTGACGTGCGGCGCTGGCACGTCGATCAACTCGATACCGAGCGCCCACTCGACCGCAGCACGGGCCTCGCTCACAAGGTCAGCGTCGGGCACCTCGACGGACAGCCACACGGATTCCTCGCTCGACATCGCGGCGCGGGCGTCTCGGGGGTCGTCGGCTTTTTCGGTCATGGCTGGTCCTCCGTCGGGGCGTTCCCGTTGGACTGGGTGGGAGGCAGGGGCATCGTGATTGACGGGCGTCTCACGTCCTCGACGTTGGCCGACTCGCCTCGCTTCGGGAGGTTCGCGATCTCGCGCAGATACGGCTCGAGGTCCTCGGTGGACATCGACCCGACGGCGCTCAGCTTGACCACGAAGTCCGCCAGCTTGGACAGGTCGCGGCTCTCGACGTCACCGTGGACAAGCCTCGGCCAATCGCTCTCAGGTATGCCGTTGAGCTTCATCAGCGGCGGGATCGCGTGCCTGTTCACGGTGTCGGTGATGCGGTCCATGGTCGCGCCGAGCGCGACGGCGAAGATGTCAGTGGATGAGTCAGCGAGGGCAAACGAGCCAGTACGGTCCATCCCGAGGAACAGGAATTGAGTGAGCAGGGTCATGGCGACCTCCTTGCTGTATCGGTCGATGGCTGCCCCGATGTCGCTCGCTCGCTTGCCGCCGGTCGACAGGAGTCGCAGCTTGTACCCGGACGGCTTGCCGTCGTCCCCGGTCTCGGATGGCATCACGACGCCCATCTGTGAGTCCATACGGATAGACTTCACGATCTTGAACAACCCGGCCCTGATGACCCGCTGCACTGCGGTTGCCGTGCTCGACATGATGGCGACAGGCGCCTCGATGACAGGGAGCCCGGCGAGGTCTCGTTCCATGCCGATGGCCTCGATCTCCTGCATCTTCTTGAGGAAATACCAGGGGCGATAGGCGCTGCGCAGCCCGCTGCGACCCTCTGGGCTGTTGAGGTGGCTGCGGAACGTGAAGAGCAGCGCCTTGGCGAGTGGGATGAACGCCGTCCGCCCCGTCGAGTAGTCGCTCTGGTGCATACCGAGAGTGTCGCCGACGTCGTCGAATGCCCACCGGTCGAGCGTCTCCTGACCTCGAGGCGCCCACTTCGCCCAGCCGACGCGGCGGTCGTCGTATCGGCTGGCGTCACCTTCTCGAATCTTGTAGACGACCTCGAAGAACGACCAGCCGTAGGTCACGCAGGACAGCGCCTCTGAGAGGAACGACTGCCAGGTGTGGGTCATGTCGTCGAAGAGCGCGCCGCGGAGGAACTCGGCGACCTCGATCTGCTCGGGTGTTGGGTCGGACGCCGCCGCCTCGACATGCCAGGGCGCCTGCAGGATGAGCGACTCGATGGTGTAGAGGGTCGCGCCCACCGTCGGGTTGTTGTCGGCCATCTCCCGAAAGGTGCGGATCCCCTTCTGCCCCTGTAGCTGTCGCAGCCACTCGTCGTACAGGTTGCCGCCCGACCTCTTGAGCCCGGTGCTGCCCAGTTCGACGTCACCATCGACCGACTCGGGTGTCTCGTCTTGATACTTCGAAATGTCGACGCTTTCGACCGGCGCCGAGTCGAACGCGCCCAGGGTCATCCGTGAAAACAGGGTCCGGTCGTTTAGATCTGCCATGGGCTTTCCTGCTCCAGTTCGCCCGAGTCTAACGCCTCGGTCCAGTCTTCGTCGCCGCCGTCGTCATCGTCGACACCCTTGACCAGGTATCGCAGCGCGTCGCAGCCGTGGTCGTTCCGCTTGATAATGTTCCCGCGAGCGTCGCGGCGATAGGCGCCCAATTCGTTGATCAGACGCACGCAGGACTGATGGATGAGCACGGTCGGAGGGTGCAGTGAGAGGCGCACGCTCACCGCTGTCACGCCTGTCTCGACGTCGCGATATGCCGGGAACGCGGGCAGCCCAGATTCGCGCATCTCGGCATAATCCTGGAGCTTGGACGAGTCGCAGAAGATCTTGATGAACAGCTCGCCGGCGTCGTCGGTGATGGTCTTGGCGACTCCAGCGAACACCGAGACAGCGACCCGAGCGCGCCAGTATTCGCGATACACCTCGAGGATACCGTCGTCGTTGACTGCGCCCCAGAGCAGCACGTTGGGATTGTTGAATCCGAAGTCGCCGCCGCCGTACAGTGGCCACGAGCCAGGGATGGGCCGGTCCTGGACGACGTGGATACCGTGATCGAAGTCGGGCCAGACTAGACCCTTCATCGTGGTGAAATCGCCATACTTCGCGGCCGCGATCTCCGCCTCGGTCATCCCGACCGTGAGGTCATCCATCAGCCCCTCAGGGACGTGAGGATTGTCTTCGTTCCACATCTTGACATTCGCACTGCCGCGCTCGCGGTTCTCAACGAATCGCCGTTTGGGCCAGTCGATGTCGGAGTGCGGGTCGTTGGTCATCGAGAACACGAGCCGCCCCTTGGCCTCCTCGGCGAGACGCTTTCGGGCCTCGTTGAACATCGGCTCGGGCGCCTCCTCGTCCACGCCGAGATACCGAATGCGGTCGCCCTTCATGCCGTTCACTCCCTGGCTGTGAGCTTTGAACACGATCTTGGCCGGCGTCGAGTAGCCTGGGACGGAGATCTCGAGCGTCGCCTCCTGCCCTGCTCGTCGGTTGAGCCACCCCTTGTCGGCCTCGTCGATCCCAGCGAGGGCCTCGACCGTGCCCCGGTGGTAGCGCTTGGAGTCGTCGTGAGTCGGCGCCAAGAACCAGGTCACGCCGGGTCCTGGCGGGATGAGGTCGAGCGGCAAGTCGTTCAGCCTGATGAACGACTGGACTGCGGGATGGTCGCCGCCGAGCGCATAGCAGAGCCCGAGGACCAGGTTGAGCGCGGTCTTGCCGCTCTTGTTCCCGCCCCAGATCAGCAGGAGCCGGGCGCATACGATGGCCTGCAGTGCGCGCTTCTGCGATGTCCTCGACGCGCCGTGGTCCCATGCCTCCCACCGAGCGAGCGGCCAATCGCGACCGAGGTCGAGCGCTTCGGCTATGTCCGGGTGGACGTCATACGTCGTCATCGTGCCGCCGGCGCTGGATCTCCGTGAGCGCAGCGTCAAGCAGTTCAGGCGGGGCGGTCCTCATCGCGGCGGCGAAGCGGTTCTCGCGCTCGATGACATCAGACTCCCAGACCGAGCGGCGCCGAGGGTTCTTGCCCTTCGCCATCTCCGCATACAGGTCCTGCAGTTCCGAGACCATCCTCGAGACGTTCTGCGTCCGGTTCCGAGCCAGCTCCAGCGAGAGAGTGAACGCAAGGATCTGATACAGCGACGCCAGAAAGTCAGCCGACTCCAGGTCTGGACCGGGCACAGGTGGCGGGTCGCCGACCTCGAGATCTTCGATGCGCGAAACCCGGGTGCCCTTGGCCTCGGCGATGAGCGCCCGAGCCTCGCCGGCGTCGTCGACGAGACTGATCCGACCCTTCGGAGACGGGGCAGGGACCGCGCCGCGGATCTTGCCGAGATGGCTGAGCAGGGTGCGGGCGGCCACGGCGTCGCCCTCGTGCGCCTTCTTGGCCAGCGTCGCCAGTGCCGCGCGCTCGAGTTGCCCGAGGACCTCGTCGCTGGCTACCGGGTCACTCGCCATCGACGCCCTCGGGGATGGGCTGCTCGTCATAGAAGAGCATCCGACGAGCGGCTGCGCCCTCGCTCTCGCCCTCGCGGCGAGCCTGGAGCAGGCCGGCGTATTCGGCGTCTGACAGCTGCATCCTCACGCGGTGCCTGCGTCGCTCCGACTCGGGCAGCGGCGGTCGTCCTGGTCCTCTACTTTTCGCCATCGGTGCATCCTTTCTGAGTGCGCACCAATCCAAGCTCGACCTTGATGTCAGCGGCAATCCGCCGGCACTCCTCAGCCCGCTGCTTAGTGGCATCTGCCATCGCTTCGAGCGCCAGCGCCCTGTCCTGGTAGCAGCCCATCAGAGCCGTCATCGCGTCGTGAAGGTTGCTCATCGGTTCTCCGTCCTCTGTTGTCTCGCCCGGTCGGCGTCGGATGCTCATGGCCACGGCGACGAATCGAGCCAATCGGGCTCGATCTCCGACATCTCCTCGTAGGGATCGCCACCTATGACAACGCCGCACGGACGGCAGGCCTCTGCAGGGAACAGCCAACCCTCGCCGTAGGTCGTCCAATACTCGACCACCTCGGGAGGCTGGCCACATGTGCAGGCCTTTCTTGGTATCCGCCAGTGGTCCGACAACTCTTTGGGCGTCCTGTAGATCCCCTCGCCGCCCACGATATCCGTCGTGCCGTTATATTCTACGTGGTACACATCACCGTCGGCGAATCGTATCTGTCCCGCTGCATGGCTCATCGGTTCTCGGTCCTCTGTTGTTGGAGTCTCGCCCTCAGCCGCTCACCGGCTGCGGTATCCCTCACAGACTCCCGGCCAGCGGACTCCAGCCGAGCGACCGAGACGCCGAAGACACGGGCGACACGGAGCAGCGTATGACGGTCGAGCTGGCCAGCGCGATAGCCGACCTCGACCCGAGACCAGAACGCCGGGTAAGCGCCGAGCGACAGCGACAGCGCCCACGCTGTACGCCCGTCGGTGAATCGGATGTCGCGGAACAGGTCGGCGAGCGTCTCGCCGACTCGCCACACGTCGTTGCCTCCGACGACTTCCGTCGCAGTGTCGTCCGGGTCGAATGACCAGCCGCCGTAGCTCATGATGGGTCCTCCTCGATGGTGGTCTCGACTGGTTGCCGATCGGTCTGAATCCCGGTCGAAGCGCCACAACCGGACGATAGGTGCCCGTTTGCCGGGGGTTTGTCGCTCATGGTGCGCTCCAAGCGTCCAGCGCAAGCCGGCAGGACGGGCACTCTCCACAGGGCGTTGGACCCGCGGTGTAGCAGCTCCAGGCGTCGGAAGGGCTCAACCCCAGCCGGCGCGCCTCGGCGACGATGGCGCGTTTGTTGTACCCCATGAGCGGCGCGGCGATGGGCACACCAAGGGCGGCAGACATTCGACTCACGAAGGCGGGCCGACAGTCCTCATAGTCGTCAGCGTCGTCTGCGTTGACGCCGATAACCAAAGACTCGTTATCGAGAGCCGGGAGGACGTTCGCAGCTGCCGACAAGAGGACGGCATTCCGCGACGGCACGACGCGAGCGCCCTTGTGTGTGCCCATGTCGCCGAGGTCGAGTCCGAAGACGTGAACCACCTTCAGAGGCACAGCACGCTCCCCGCAGTACGCGAACGCCTTCCAACCCTCCGGTACTTGCGCCGGGTGGCCGTAGTCCACGAACACGCACCCAGCGAGAGAGCCCGCCGCCCGCGCCAATTCGGCACACACAAGCGAGTCGATACCACCGGACAAAAGTACGACCTGACTCACGATCCGCCTCGCATATGAGGAAGAAGGCTTGGCTGGCGGCGGGCTTGGTCCAAGCGCGGAAGCGAAACCGAGTATTGAGAGGCAGACGTGCCGTCGAAGCTGTCAACGCCGGCGTGGGCGCAGAGGGCGATACGGTGGGCGCTGTTCACGCGGAGACAGTGAAGCCAGGCGCCGCGCTCAAAGCAGGGTCGACCCCACACACGATGAGTCAACTGGTCGATCTTCCAACCCGTTGCAAGCTTCCCAGGGATTCGCTCGTCGGTCGTGCCGCCAATGGCAACCCCGACGCGTGGAGACAAGAGTCCCGAAACATCAGACGGCACCATTCCGTCCTGAACCCCCACAAGCACCCGCGGGCAGCGCTCCAAGCACCATGGGAGCCATTTAAGAGTTTGAGCCAGCGACGCGTCCTTGTGGCCAACAACGTCGGGAGCGACAACCCAATCGGCGTCGTGTCCCAATTTCTCCACAAGCCGGACGAAGGCGACATCATCGAAGGAGCGCCCCTGCTGATGAGCAGTCCAAGCGCCGTTGTCGAGCGCGTACCGGAAGCTTTCCGTTCTGTGGGCGCCCGTCGCCGACACCAAGAGGCGCCACCCGGCGCGGTCTAGCGATCTCAGGTTCCGGGCTGTGCCTGTTCGGCTTGCATAGGCAATCATGGCGACCCCATCAGCGCGGCCCACTCGGCCCACGTGCGCCGCGTCCACGGCAGCGCAGTCGAAGGCGCGGCCCGTGGTGTGGGCCTCGTAAGACCCGGCAATGTTATTCTCTGTCGGCATGGCGGCCTCCTGTACGGTTGCCTTGCTGGCCTCCACGGCGTTGTCGCGTCGTGGGGGCCTCGTTGGTTGTAGCACACTCCGCAGCTCGGCGGCGGTCATAGTGAATCGAGCACAGCCCGAGGGCCATGTGGGGCCGCTCGCAGCCTGGCGCGTCGCAGCCTCGGCCTGAACCTCGTCGGCAAGGCCGCAACTCGCACGGCTCGTCGACCGTCCACGTCTCGCCAGCGCCCTCGACGTAGCTCGTGCCCTCGGTGTCCACGTCCCACACCACCGGCCACGTCGAGGACACGAGCCCGAGGTAGGGCGTCGCCGGTGTCAGCGGGTCGTAGCGGCTCAAAAGAGCACCTCCTGAGCCAGCCGACGGGCTGCTATCTCGCAGTAGCG